TGATGACGATGTTGCTTCTGGATTGTTACTTGAAGAAACAGACGGTGACAATATACTTGGTGAAAGTGACAGCACTTCTGTTGGTGAAAGTATTATTCTTGAACAGGCTGCTGATAGTGGTGATGCAGAATATCTCATACAGGAAGACTATATAGTAGGAGATTTTGATCAAGATAAGACATCACAGAACGAACTTTTTGAAGCTCAAAGCAGATCAGTTCTAGACTTTAGTGAATTAAATCCATTTGGGGATGCGGGGAGTAGTTCATAATGTTAGGTACACAATTTTATCACGAAACAATTCGTAAGGTTATTATTGCTTTTGGAACATTGTTTAATGATATTAGTCTTGTTCGCAAAGATAATTCTGGAACTGCGATTCAACATATGAAAGTTCCTCTTGCATATGGCCCAAGAGAAAAATTTCTTGTGCGGTTGCGTGAAGATGCTGATTTAACAAAACAAGTTGCTATTACTTTACCTCGTATTGGATTTGAAATTAAAAATCTTTCTTATGATCCTGCACGAAAATTAAGTAGAGTGCAAAAATTTAAAAAAGTTAAAGGTGCAAATACAAAACAATTAGATACACAATATATGCCAGTTCCATATAATCTTGATATTGAATTGTATGTCATGGCAAAACAATCTGATGATGCATTACAGATAGTAGAACAAATCTTACCGTATTTTCAACCTGATTATACTCTTACTATTAATGATATGTCAGATATGGGAATTAAAAAAGATGTTCCTATAATTTTAAACAGTATCAGTTATGAAGATAGTTATGATGGAGATTTTGTGACTCGTAGAGCTTTGATATATACATTAACTTTTACGACTAAGTTTTATCTTTATGGTCCTGTAACTTCGGCTAAGGTGATTAAAACTGCAATAGTAGATCAGTATACAGATTTACCAGATCAGTCACCGAAACGTGAGCAGAGATATAAAGTCACACCCAAACCATCGACAGCTGATGCTGATGATGATTTTGGATTTAATGAGACTACATCTTTCTTCCAAGATGCACTAGGGTATAATCCAGAAACGGGTGAAGACGATAATAAATCATGACAACAAAATTAAGACTTGATAAAGAGCTTGGTGTTATAGAAAAAATAGTTCCAACTGCTGTACCTAAAATCATACCTAACACAATAGAAGTTAGTGAAGATGATATAGAGAATGATTACAAATACCAACGAGAAAATTTTTATAATTTGGTTGAAAGAGGTTCAGATGCGATTGAAGGAATATTAGAACTCGCAAAAGAAGGTGAGCATCCAAGAGCATATGAGGTTGCTGGACAATTAATAAAGAATGTTGCTGAAGTGACAGAGAAGTTGGGTGATTTACAAGAGAAGATGCGTAGGTTAAAAGAGGTGCCAAACAATGCACCCAAGAATGTTACAAACGCATTATTTGTAGGCTCTACAATGGAATTACAAAAAATGTTGAAGGATAAAATTGAGGATGAAAATAATTGATAATGTAAAAAGTAATAATATGTGGCCAACAACTACCTATACTTTTACAGTTAATAATATTGATAATGAACGAATAAAAAATAAAATTATAGAGAGAGAACAAAAAGGTTTAGGATTTCGCTTTGATCCAATGCAGGGTGGCGGATGGCAAAGCAATAAAGATTTGCTCGATTTAGAATTTTATTATTTGAGAAAATCTCTTCTTATTGGCGTAAATGATATATTAGGTCAAATTTATGTTGATGATGCCTCTATTAAAATGATTAATAGTTGGGCGAACATAAGTCGAAAAGGTGAATGCACCATGCCTCATATTCATGAGGAAGCTAGTTGGTCATGCGTCTATTATGTTACGCCAACAGAGGATGCAAATCTTTATCTTAAAGACCCTAGACTATTAGAATATATGGATAAGTCTCATCACTACTTAAAACAACCATATGCTAATATAATTAGAAAAAGACCATTTGGTGTGGGTGAAGCAATACTTTTTCCTAGTTGGTTAGAACATGGCGTTGGTGCAGGGACTAAGGATAAGATAAGAATAAGCATAGCAAGTAACTTTTTAATAGAAAGATAAAATGGAAGCATATCTAGGAAATCCTAATCTAAAAAAGATTAATGTTCCTCAAGAATTTAGCGAGGAAAATATAATAGAATATAATAAATGTTCTAATGATCCTTTGTATTTTATTGAAAATTTTGTTAGAATAGTATCTCTTGATCATGGTCTTGTACCATTTGATATGTATAGTTTTCAAAGAGATATGGTAAATTCTATGCATAATAATAGATTTACTATTCATAAATTACCCAGACAATCTGGTAAGTCTACTATCATTATTTCATATCTTTTACATTTTGTTTTATTTAATCCTAGTGTAAGTGTTGCTGTACTAGCTAACAAATCTGCAACTGCAAGAGATATATTAGGAAGATTACAACTTGCATATGAAAATTTACCTGATTGGATGCAGCAAGGTATTATTGCTTGGAATAAAGGTAATATAGAATTAGAGAATGGTTCAAAAATAGTTGCAGCTGCTACATCTTCCAGTGCTGTTCGTGGTGGTTCATATAATGTAATATTTTTAGATGAATTTGCATATGTTCCATCCACAATTGCAGAACAATTTTTCTCCTCAGTTTATCCTACAATCACTTCTGGCCAGACTACAAAAGTTATTATAGTTTCAACCCCACATGGTATGAATATGTTTTATAAGCTTTGGGTAGATGCTCAAGATGGAAGAAATGCATATATTCCAACAGAAGTTCATTGGAAAGAAGTTCCTGGCCGAGATGATGCATGGAAAGAGGAAACAATAAAAAATACTTCAGAAGCACAGTTCAATTCAGAATTTGAATGTGAATTTCTTGGATCAATTGATACTCTTATATCTGCTATAAAATTGAGAGAGATGGCATATAAAACACCATTGCAAACAAATGCTGGTTTAGACATATATGAAAAACCTAAGCAAGATCACATTTATATGCTAACTGCTGATGTTGCAAGAGGAACAAAAAATGATTATTCTGCATTTATAGTTTTTGATATAACTGAAATACCATATAGAGTTGTTGCTAAATATAGAGATAATGAGATTAAACCATTAATTTTTCCTTCTAAAATATATGAGGTTGCTAAAGTTTATAATCAAGCATATGTTATGGTAGAAGTAAATGATATTGGTGAACAGGTTGCAAACACTTTACAATTTGATTTAGAATATGATAATTTAGTTATGGCTTCTATGCGTGGTAGAGCAGGACAAATTCTTGGTGCAGGATTTTCTGGTGGCCGAGCTCAATTGGGTGTAAGAACAACTAAAGCAGTAAAGAAAATAGGTTGCTCTAATTTAAAGCAAATGATTGAGGATAATAAATTAATAATAGAAGATTATGATTGCATTAATGAATTATCTACTTTCATAGTGAAGGGAACATCCTTTACAGCAGATGATGGTTGTAATGATGATTGTGTTGCTTGCTTGTTTATATTTGGTTGGGCTACAGATCAAACATATTTTAAAGAGTTAACTGATAATGATATCAGAAAAACTATGCTGAAAGAACAGCAGGACGCATTAGAACAAGATATGGCACCATTTGGATTTATTGTTAATGGTATAGATAATCCATTTGAAGATACGATAGATGAATATGGAACTACATGGACGCCTGTAGTTAGAGATTATAGTACAGATTGGTAAAAAACTAAATAAATTCAATTAAATCATTATCTGCTTTAATCCAACAATTTGAACATAATATAGTTGAGTTGCTTACTAGATGAAATATTTCTTTACGACTTTCATTACTTGTGCCAACTCTTTTTGTTAACTTTCGTATTTCTGCATCATGAGGATAGAATTTGAGACACATAGTTTCACTTTCTCCACAGTGCTGACAAGACTTGTCTGCTAGAAATTCGTTGAGTAGAACAATTCTTTTGCGATAATTTCTACGAGCTACCTTTTTGATGGTGTCTTTATATTTTTCATAATGTTCATTTGGCATGAAATTATTTATATGTTATAACACTTATAAAAGAGAGTTTTTGGAAACTGGTTTTTTATAAATATTATTGAAATAACACTCTTAATATAAAGGAGTAGAAACATGAGCTTTTTAGTTTCACCTGGCGTACATGTCAGAGAGATTGATCTTACAAATGTTGTTCCATCCGTACAAACTACGATTGGTGCGATTGCTAGCGCATTTGAAAAGGGTCCAGTGTCTTCTGTAGTATCGGTCAGTTCAGAAGAAGATTTGTTAAACCTATTCGGCAAACCCAAAGGTACAAGTAATCAATTTGAAACGTGGTTTGCAGCTGCAAATTTCTTGCAATATTCAGACCATCTTAAAGTAGTCCGTTGCGAAACTGGGTGCCTTAATGCTGGTGCGAATAGTGGTATTCTCATTCGTGATGATGACCATTATGAAGCATCTTTCAGTACAGGACAAGGTTCACATGGTGAGTGGGCTGCTCGTTCTCCTGGCACTTGGGGTAATTCAATCGGTGTTCAGATTTGTTCTACTGCAACAGGATTCGAGCAAGTGGTCGATACGTCAAATCAGTTAACTAACGGTGCTGCGTCGGCCGCTGCTACTTCAATTACGGTTGATAACGCAGATGAGACGGGACATGCATTTAATGTAGGAGATATGATTTCTTTCTTCTCAGATACTTCGGCTACAGTGCCAGTTGATGAATTTAATGAGTATGAAGTAACAGTTGTTAATACATCAACCAACGCATTGACAATTCGTCTAAAAGATGATCCAAATGCTGGTGGTTTGCAAAATGATATTGCAGATAATTCGTATATAAGGCGGAAATGGAAATATCACGACTTGTTTGCAAATGCGCCTGGACAATCTCAGTGGTCAAAAGACAACGGCCGTGGTATTGGTGATGAAATGCACATTGTTGTTTATGATACAACAGGTGATATCACTGGATACGATGCTGATGTTGCTGGACAGAGAACTTCTAGTGTCATAGAAACCTATGCAAATGTGTCAAAAAGTTCAGTAGCCAGAGATTCTCAAGGTAGTAGCAATTATTATGCAGACGTAATTTTCAGAGAATCAAATTACATATACTGGACGGATCATATTTCTGCTGGTTCAAATTGGGGTACAGATACAACGTCTACTTATACAGTTGTGCATCCAATCACAATTGATTCACTTACAGGTGGAACAGACGATTATGCTGTTTCTGCTGGTGAACTGACACTTGCATATGACAAGTTTGCCGATACAGAATTACATGACATCAACCTAGTAATTGGTGGTAAAGGTGGTGGTGCTGGTGATACAGCTGCTACACAAGATACACATGTAACAATGATTACTGATCTTTGTGAAGTGCGTAGAGATTGTGTGGGATTTGTTTCTCCATATCGCTCTGCGACAGTTGGTGTTGCAACTTCTTCAGCAACTGCGGCCAGAGCAGTCAATAATGTAAAAACTGCATATGATCTTTGCCCATCATCGTCTTACATGGTATTTGATAGTGGATACAAATATATGTACGACAAATACAATGATGTATACCGCTATGTTCCAATGTGCGGTGATACTGCTGGACTTTGTGCATACACAGATGGTGTTGCTGATCCTTGGTATTCTCCCGCTGGTTATAATCGGGGTAATGTAAGGGGTGCAATTAAATTGTCCTTCAACCCAGATAAGGCAGCCAGAGATATTCTTTATCAAGCAAGGGTTAACCCTGTTGTCAACTTCCCAGGCCAAGGTGTGGTTCTTTTTGGTGACAAGACTTCTCTTGCAAAACCAAGTGCATTTGACCGAATTAATGTAAGACGGTTATTCTTGGTTCTTGAGAAAGCAATTGCAACTGCTTCCAAATACATGCTCTTTGAGTTCAACGATGAGTTTACACGGGCACAGTTCCGTAATATGGTTGAACCTTTCCTGAGAGATGTACAGGGTCGCCGAGGTATCTTCGACTTTAAGGTTGTATGTGACTCAACAAATAACACAGGTGAGGTTATTGATCGAAACGAGTTTATTGGAGACATCTACATTAAACCTGCCAGATCAATTAATTTCATTACACTAAACTTTATCGCAGTGCGAACTGGTGTATCGTTTAGTGAGGTAGGAGGTTAATCATGGCTGCTATAGACGACTTTAAAGCTAATCTAATCGGTGGTGGTGCTCGTGCCAATCAGTATAGAGTAACGATCACTCCCCC